TCAGATTCGTTAATAAGATTTTCAACATTATTTAATATAGTTTGAATATCACCAGAAAGTCTTTCGGCTTGATAATTTTTTCCAATACTTTGATTAAATATATTAATTATAGATTGTTTATTATTTTCAGATAAAGGATTATTATCATTTAGAAATTTAAGAAGTCCTCTTTTTCTATCATTATAAATTTTATTATATTGATTTTTAGCTTGTTCAGAAATATCTGAATTATTATTAACTTCTTCTTGAGCTTGATTAATTTCATTTAGTAATTTAGAAATATGTTTATCAATAGCTTGTCTTCTATATTTATCAATAGAAGATATATCTACATTACTTTTATTTATTTCATCTTGTATAGTATTAATTCTATCTCCAAAAGATTCAATTTCTAATTGTTCTCTTGTAAATTCTCTTGCAGCAATTTTAGCAGTATATTCACTTTCTATTTCGCTATTATATAGTACGTTATATAGATTTTCAGCATATATATCTCTAACTTTATCCATTTTAGCAAAAGCTTGATTAGTAAAATCTTCTTCAGATTTAGTAAGTTGAACTCCAGCTTCTCTAAAATATTCTTTAAATTCAGGACTTGTAACATATTCTTTTAATAAATCATAAGTGCCTGCTTCATAAGCGTTAATAGCTAAATTAGTAAAATAATCATCAATAACTTGTTGTTTTTTAATTTCAGCTTCTTCTGGAGTAAGTTTTCTATGAACATCAACTCCTTCATCTTGAAGTCTTTCTCCAGTAAGAGGATCTTCAACATAATCGTCTGGAGAAATATAATCGTTTAACATGGTAAGTTTATCAACAACATCTTTATTTAAAGCAGCACGGTCTTGAATTTCTTTATTCATTATTTTTTCTTCAGCAGTAAGAGTATTAAGAATATTAGCATCAGATTCTTTGCCTTTTAATTTTTTAGCTTTAATTTGTCGTTGAAGAGCAGAAAGTCCTTTACCAGCTCCTTGAAAAACCATACCCCCAACAGCACCCCAAAATGCTTGTTCCCATATTTTATCATCGGTAATATAACTTTCAATTGTACGAGGAATATAATTAGGATCTAAATACATTTTAGCAACTTCTTTACCTTTTTCAGTTTGAATACCTTGATATGCTTCTTCTAAACCTTCAGTAAGTTGTAAAGTACCAATAGTATTAAGAGGATGTTTAATAGCTTCTTTAAATTCATCTGTTCTATTTTTCCAAAAACTTGTTTTAGGAACAGTTGAGGTAGAAGTTTGTCCAGATACGTTTGTATCAGCTTTTTTACGAAGAGCTTCAATTGCTTGTTTATTAGAACGTCTAATTCTCGAAGTAGGTAATTTTTTACCAATTTTACCAAATAACTGGCCAACACCTCTAAATTCTACAATATCTTGACCAAGCATAGCATAATTATTAATAAAAGTTTTATCAGCAGATTCCCCAGCAATATATCTTGCTATTTGATCAATAGTTTTACCATTTAGTTCAGGATTTCTTGCAAAGAAATCTTTCCATTGTTGGTCATTATATCCTTCAAGTTCTTGTTTAGTAAGTTCATAACTTTCTGTCCAAACACCTCTTGATTCCATATAATTTTCCATAGTACGAGAAAGAACAGCATTAGTAGTTAAATTATTAATATATTTAACAGAATTATCAAGACGAGCAACTGAAGGAGCTTTAATACCAACTCCTTTTATAGCTTTATGTGTAAGTTTAGCCAAACCTCGCGTAGAAGCATTATATGCTCTTCTTACTTTACGAATTTTTCCTAATGTACCAATAGCTTTAGTGATACCAAGAGTAGGTAACATCATAGATAAAGTACTAAAAGCACTTACTCCATTATTAGCCCACCAACCAAAATCTCCAAATGCAAAAGTAGAATTTGGATCCTTTTGATAAATCTCAAATTCATCTCTAATAGTATTTTGAATACCTTCGATATATTCACTTACTGGATTAGTATAATCGTTATCTTCTGTAAAAGCTTGTTTTACAGCATCTACTATATTACTAAGAGAAAGAAATGAACCAAGTACAGCTTCATTAGCAACACCTTGTATTATCATATTACCAAGTTGTTCAAACGCAGATTGATTTTCTGCACGTTGACGTCTTAAACTTTCTTCAGAATCAATATTATTAACAGTAATATCTTGTTCTTCAAACTTTTCAATTTCACGAGAACTATATTGAGAAGTATATCTAGTTTTATTAGCCATTCTATTAACGCCTTTAGCAAAATCATCACTCATTGTATTAGAAACAAGATAAGGGGACTCTTTAGCCCCCTTTTTAGTTTTAGGATTATATTTAGGATTTCTTGTTATTTCCCCATTATTTATAAAATCAATAACTTTACTCATATCTTATACGTTTAATTTACTTCCTAAATCTTTACTTAAAACACTATAATAACGTTCTAATAAATCAGGTCTTCCAATAGAATTTGTTATAGTTTTTGCAATTTCAAAAATACGCCCATTTAATCTTTCAACAGCATTTTCATTATTTAGTTGTAAATTTCCTTGTGTGAAATTATTTTGAATATCTATATATTCATTCATTGCGTCATAAATATCTACAGCTACTTTTCTATCAATATTAACTTCTATATTTCCATTTTTATAAGTAAATAAATTACCACCATTAGCTATTAATTGTTGAGCACCTAATGTAGGAGTATCACCACTTTCACTAAGATTAGCCGTCATTCCATAAGCGTCCATTTTAGCAACATAATCTGAAGCCTTAGTATATGGATTATTTTCAAATGCTTCTTGTGCTTCATCATTAACTAATCCGGGAATAAAATAAGTTTTTGGAATACCAGTTGGATTACCGTTACTATCTAATTTAGGATAGATTGTTATATTAGTACCACTACCAAAAAAAGGATTATGTGCAGAATTAAATACAGCTTTACCATTTCCAATAGCCGATATTATTTTATTACCTTCATCTTCTCTATTTTTAGTATTTGTAATTTCTTTAAAAGTACCATAACCATCATCGTCTTCTACAGTAAACATTTTAGTATTTCCAAATCCATGAGACATAATTTTTCTTCTTAGTTCTTCTTGGTCTATTTTAAGTCTAAGATTATACTCAGTATTATCAATTTGATTAGTATTAAGTTGATGTAGAAGTAATTGTTGATAATTTGTTTCACCTGGGAGAGATTGATGGCCGATAGTAATTTCTTGATAATTATCTATTACAGTATTTAATTTTTCTTGTTGTTTAATAAAATCGTTAGAATAATTAAGAAATTTTTTATCAGCAGCTTTTCTATATACATTATATAAATATTTATGAGAATAATTACTTTCAAAATCGTAAATCTGACTTGTACTATTATATGGAGATGTTACATAGCTATTATCTTGTTGTGATTTAGGAATTATAGGATTATATTCAGAGTCTAATACTTGTACAGTAATATTATCTATATTTCCTTTAACAGCAGCATTAACAGTATTAGATAAAAGTAACATATTTTGATAATATTCTTTTGGCAATCTAATATAGTTAACACTTTTTCCATCAATTTCTTTTCTTCCTGTATTAAAACCTAAACCAAGAAAACCATTTTCATTATTAGAATTTAAAATTTGAATAGCTTGATTATATTCATCTATATTGTTAAAACTAACATCATAATATTGACCTTTATCTCCAAATTCAGCTTGAATATCTTTTAATAGCTTTTGATCATACGGATTATCTTTGTTAAAACTACCTCCATTTTTCATTCTACTAACATAATCTACTAAATATTTATCATCTTCTTTTAAATCTTTAGTTAGATTATCATAATTCATTGTAATTTCATCATATTTTCTAATAAGTTCGCTAGTTTTAACTTTAAAATCTCTAAGTTGTTGTTCTGTAGCACCATTCTTTTTAATAGTTAAATATGCTCTTGTTAAAGTATTTTTCCAACCATCTGTAGTAGCATTAGTCATATCAATATTAACATCTCTACCAACTGCATTTTTAAATAGATTGTATAATTCATTCTGAATATTTTGTTTTTCACCCATTAATTCAGCAGTCATGTTATAATTAATAGTTATTGGTTTAGTATCACTTGTTCTATTTAATGATTTTATATACTCATCGTCAAGTTCAGCATTCTTTTTAGCAGTTTCTGCTGCTTGTTCAGCGGCCTTATAAGTTTTTAATCCATTTCCATAAGTGGTTTTACGAGTAGTATTATAATATTCAGCAGCATATAAAGCAGGAGATATTCTTTTATTTAAATATTGTTGAGGAGAAAGAGTTATACCATTATCGTCAGTAACATCACTCACAATATTATATTTTCCTTTAGTAGCATTTATAGCTTTTTTATGTTTCCAAAGAGCAATATCGTAATCTTGTTGAAGACTTTCTTTAGCACCTGGAGTAGATTCAATAGCAGCTCTAATACCAGCTTCTATTTTACTTCTATCAAGTTTTTCAAAACTATGAGTAGTATCATCATAATATTCTCCATCAAATACTTCGTTTGGATTAGTAGTAGGATTACCGTTTTTATCAAGCCAACGAACTTGATTATAACTACCAGATTCTCTTGCAGCCCATTGTAAACCTTTAGAAATCAAAGAAGATAAATCTACAACAGCGGTTGGAGAAATATTAGGATTCCATTTTGTTCCACTAATTACTTTTCCAGTTTTTTCATCTACAATATCTTTATAATAATAAGGATTATTTTCTAAATAATATTCTTTATAATCTTCTGGAAGAGTCTTATCATTTATGATCTTATTTTTAAATTCTGTATAATCTTTTTGAGCTTGAAGTCTGCCAATCATTCCAGCGTCAGAAGCTAAATTACCAGCTTTAACTATTATATCATCTAATGCAGCAGCAGAATTTCCAAATATAGTATTATTATCTATAGTTTGTTGTATTTCAGATATTTTTTGCTGTCTCCATTCATTTTCAGCTTCATTAAGTTCAAGTTTAGCCATTTCAGCTTGAAGATTAGAAGCAGTTTTAATAGCTTCTTTATGTCCTTGCTCTAAAGTATTAAAAGTATTCCCTAAAGTATTTAAATCTACTGTTGGAACATATTCTGTATTAATATAATTAAAACCTTTCATATTAATTATGTTTTTAACTGTTTTTATTTCCGTATGCTCTCAACCATGATTCTATCATGTCATTTGTTATACCTCTTACACCAAGAGCTTTTAATATAATAGGATTAACGTTAGGATTTGCAGCAGCAATAGCTCTAATATTATTTTCAGCAGCTAATCTCTTTTCAAAATTACCAATACTATTTTGTACTCCAGCATTAATACTATTAATCAATCCTATAGTATTTTCAGATTGTTTTTCAATAATAGCGTTTTCAAAAGCATTTTTCTTTTCTTTCCAAGTATTATAATTAGTAATGTTTTGATTAACAACAGCTTGTTGATTAAGTTTATCTTTATTAATTAATTCAGTTTCAGTATTTTCTTTATTAGTATAAATATTATTAAGTAATTTAATAGTATTTAATCTACTAAGTTGTTTTCTACCTAAAGCGACTCTTGAACTTGCAGTATTAGCATCAATTTGTCGTTCATACGCTTGTTGTTGATCTCTAATAGCATCAAGTTGAGGATTAATATTAATATTTGTTTTAAGTTTAGAAGGAATTAAATTAACAGGAGCTTTAGTATATTTCATTTTATCTAATGCTTTCTTATTAGCATTAAATCCTATAATACTTCCAATAATATTTGAAGCAATACCAATACCATCGCTAATTAAAGAATTATAAGTTCGTTTATTCATAATATCTTGTTTATTATCATATTTACGCTTAGTATTTAAGTCAACACCTGTAGTAGGATTAAATCTACCATTAGTATCAAGAATATCATATTTGATTCTCTCTACGGGGGATTGATAATTAACAATTGGTTGATTAATTTTATTAGTTAATTCATCTTCAAGACCTAAAGTATAAAATGTAGGATCAAGTGTAATAGGAATTTCAGTCTTTTTAGTACCACCTGTTCTGAACTCTATTCGTTTCCCCGTAGAGGGAATCATTCTTAGACTTGTCTTACCATTGCTTGTAACTGTATAAACACCACCATTTTTAGCACGTTTACGAAGTTCAGGATATTTAGAATAAACTTTAGCTTTAATATCATTGCGTCCATGAAGTCCTGCAAGTCTTAATGCGTCAATAGCGTCAGCTTTAGTAGGAATTGGATAACTTCTATTTTTACCAGCAAAATCTTTTTTATCTACTTTAGGATAAGGTTTAGATTTAGAACCATAATCTTTAGAACGACTTAAACCGCCCATAAGTTTTTTATTTCTTTTTTTATAAAAATCATTAACTAAACTATCTCTATTAGCTAAACCAGCTTCTTTATATATTTTATTAATTTCTTCTCTAACTTCATCATCAGTACCTCTAAGAATAGCTTTTTGCATAGGAACATATTTTTTATCTTCAGGATTGAAATATTCTCTTGCAGTTCTACCACTTCCTCTATTATAAATTAAATTAGTAAGTAAAGCTTCTTTAGTTTCAGTAACATCACCTTCATCATTATAATATTTACGAATAAAATCTATTCTTCGTTTAGCACTTTTATTGGCACTTTTAATTCTTTTAAATCTTAAATCTCTTTCATCTTCTTCAGTAATATATTCTCTTCCTTTAGAATCTTTTTTAATTTTATCACTAATATTACCTCCTGTATATCTATCTACTCCCATTCCAAAATTATCTTTATCAAGACCTTTACTTTTAGGAGCATACCATCTTCGAGTATCTTTATCAAAACCTATACTATCAGGATTTTCAGAATGATTAATTAATTTACCAATTTCAGTAGTATCATAATAAGGTGTATAATCTGGACTAATAATAGGATTTTCTAAAGTAGAAATATTATTTGCTAAATTTTGCATTTCTCTAATTTTTTCAAAACTATTTTTCTTAGTACCATATCTACTTTTATTTTTTCTATTTCTATTATTCTTAGTACCATCATCATTAATATTATTAACATCTTTATATCTTTCTTGAGCATTAAATACTTTATTAGGATTATTTCCTTTTATAACTTTTTCAGCAGGAGATTCACCGTTAAGGAAAGGAACAGAACTAAATACTTTAACTTCAGTAGGAGATATATGCATAACTTCGCCATCTTCAACTTCTAATCCAGTACGAGGATCTTTGCCAATATCAATGCCGCCTTGTTCATGTTTTCTACCTTTCATATAGTAATAATTATTCTTATTAGGAATAGGTATAGCAACACCACCACGAACTATATTAGGTCTAAGTCTTTTATTATTCATAATCTGTTATATTGTATATTTTGACGTTATATAAAGCCTTATAACGTTATCTTATATTGAACTTGATTAATTATACAAGAAAGCATATTGAAAATCAATGTAGAGCTAATAACAGCTATTATTTACGCTTTTTCTTGTCTTTGCAGCCTCCCAATTTCATTTGAGTGAGCCTATCGGAATATTGATTATTATTAGGAACTTGTTGATTAATATTTTGAGTAACAGGTTGAGTAACAGGTTGAGTAACAGAATAGCTATTAGGGGTAAGAGAAGTTTTTTGTTCATAATTAAAACCATCAGCTTTTTTAACCATTTTTGGAGCACTTGGAGAATTAATTAAATTAGTTGCTATAGAACCAATACCAGAAGCAATTCCTCCAACAGTATCATTGAGATTATTACCACTAAACTGATTTGCGATAGTAGAACCGAAATTAGCTTTCTTTCTACCACCGCACGCATATTTCTTTTGATTATTAATTCTATCTGTATAATTAGTTTCTTTAATTTTCATTTTACCACCATTTTTTAAAACAACTTTCTTTTTATATTCGTCAACATAATCTTGATTAGCATAACTTTGAGTCATAGCTTGTGCAGCAGCTAAACTATCTTGTCTATATTGTTCTTCTTGTTGCATTTTAAACGCTTTTTCTTCTGCTTTTCTTCTTTTAGCAGCACCAATAGCAGAACCTATAATACCACCAACAGCTCCTATAATACTACCTAAAAATGCTTTATTACGTTTAACAACTTTATTTTTCATAATCGACTTATTTTATAATTAAGAGATTCAAAATCAATACGTCTATCTTGCATAAGAAATTCAAATTCAATAATAAAATAATTACCATAAAGTCTACTCATAACTGTAGCAGATTGATCATCTTCATTACCAATCATATCTCTAAGATAACTAAAATTCCAATTACCTAAATCCCAATAAGGTTTTTTATAATTACCAAAAATATTTTTATGTTCATTAGGATCAATGCTTTCGTTATCAACAGTAATATTTATATCATTAGTGTTAACATTGTCATTATAAACTCTAAGTATTTGACCAGCATAAGGAGTATCTAATTTCTTTACGGGGAATGGAACATCGCCTCTTACAGATTCATCTACTTTATATAATTTATAAGTAATATATTCTAAAAACTTAACAATGTCATATCCTTCATTAATAATAAAAGACAGTTTACAACTATTATTAAATCCTTCAACAGCATTAGCATAACCATAAATATTAGCATAAGTACAATAATTATTAAATGCTTCAGTAAAATTATAAATAGTATCATATACTAAATTACCGCTTTGAAAACCATTAATAAAATAAACTCTATTTTTACTATTATAAGCATCTCTAAAATAATAACTATGAGTAGAAATAAAATTTTGAGTTTTATAATTATAACTAAGAACTAAATTACGTTTTTGAGTGAAAGTACTATTATCTTCATTTTTTCTAAAAATATCATAATCGAACTTAATAAGTAAACGATTATTTCTAATATCATGAGCAAATCTTACATTATTAGGTTTAGCTTTAACAAGCCATTCTGCAATATCATTACTAATAATAGCTAATTGATTATTATCAAATCTATAAATATTATTATCGTCGTTATTATAAAATATATAACCAAATTGGTCAACAATAGCACTTCGTTTATCTTGAAGGCCTCCATAACCTAATTCAGAAGTAAATACTTCTTTATAAGCAACATCAAAAGCATCTGGTTGATGAAGTTGAATATTTTGGTCAATAGTTTTAAGTTCATTATTTAAATCAAACATAAAAAGACTATGTTCAGTATGAGCTAAAACTAAATTACCAATTCCAACTAAATTAATAATAATACCTTTATTTTCGGTAATATTTTTATATGCTTCTAAAGAAAACTTTCGCCAACTATTTTCTCTTGATTCATCTTGAATAACGTTACTTCTACGAATAGTTTTATTATAAACATCAATATCTTTAATATCTTCTCTATAATTACTATAAGTTTTAGGATTAAATTGGTCAGCACTACCTTGTCTATTTTCAAAAAGATCAATAGAGTTAGCTGGTGTAACCATATAGCCTGTTCTATATTGAGCACTATCATTTTCAGAAGCAGGTTTAGTTACATAAGATTGAGGTTTAGGTTCATTTTTAAAACATTTACTTTCATGAAAAACTGTATCAATAACAGGCATTTGTAAATAACACATAAATGGTCTATCATTTTCATAAGTTTCATTATGCTCAGGAGAAACAGTAGTAGGATAATATTGATATTCAGCATTTTGCATAGTCACAATACCATTTGTTTCATTAAATACAACACCTGTATCGGCATATATAATAGTGCCACTATAAGTATAAACGCCATTAAGACCAGTATTAATAATTCCAGTATTATTTTTGTTATAAAAAACATCAGTAAATTTAATAAGAGTTTTATTATTATTATTATATATATTAGGATTATCTTTAACTAAAGAAACTCTATATAAATTAATATCATTATTTTTCTTTTCAGTAGCATTAACAAAAAGATCATATTTATTATCAATAACTATACATGTCCCTACACCAATACGATTATCTTTTACAGAATTAGCAACAGCTAATTTATAATTAGGCATAGGATATAGTTTTTCAAAATTATAATCTTGTAATTGAACTTTGTTCATATCAGTAACGAATCCAAAAGGAGCATTTCTTTGATAATAATTAATATTAGGAATATCATAATAATCAAAAACGTTTTTTCCTTCAATTCTAAGAAAATCAAAATCTAATTCTAAAGTATCATCTATATCTAAATTATCACAATAAAAATTCATAGTATTAGAATTCATCGTATTTAATGAATCTTTTTTAACTACATTATCAGTATTATCATATATTCTTAAATTGCCATTTATAATTTCTAATTCACTATAATTACCAGTAATACTTGCAACAGTATTTATTAATCCATCAATAATTCTTCCAGAAATACTTCCTCCGCCATTTTCAATAACACCATAAGCTAAATTTCCATCTGTTATTTTATTATTAACTATTTTAGCATTATATATAGTGCCGGAATATAATTTTACAGTATTATAATTATTAATTCCTTTACTAATAGTAACATTTGCTAATGAATAGTCATTATAATTAGTATCTCTTTTAACTATAATAGTATCTGTATTTCTAAAATCATTAATAGTAAGTAGTCCAGTATATTTACTTCTTTTTTCAAATTTTTCATAAGAAATAAAATATCCAACATAATTATTAGGTATATTAATATTATTAAAATAAGGACGATAAACTCTATGACTATTAACATCTATGTTATTAAATGGAACTTTAAATAAACTATCTCCATTAACGTTTATATAATTATCAAAACCATATTCTCCATTATTTATATAATTATTAAAAGTAAATATTTTATAAAATTCATAATTTAAATTTTGATTTATAAAAGGTTTTACAGAATCAATTAATTTATTTTTAACATAATCATAATCTTCTGTTCTAATTTCATCTTGTATTTCTCTACTTAATTCTTTAGTAATAAAATTATAATCAGCATAATATCTAATCATATGATTAGCAGGATTTTTATAATCATTTATAATATAACCTGAAGTTAACAGTGTCTTAATTATAATATCATTTATTTTAGCAGTTTTATCAACACTACAATATATATAATCTAATCTATCTTGTTCAAACTCAATTTGAGGAACTGGAATAATAAATACTACTCCATCTACTTTATTTCCGTCTTTATTAACGTGTTGAGGAAAAGTATTATCTATTTTATAACCATTAGTAAAATTACCATATTTATCTACAAAATGAATAAAGAAATTATATACTTCTCCGGGAATTAATGTAGTAGTAAGTTTTCTATTAATAAAATCTTTATCTGTTTTAATATAAGGAAAGCCTAATTGTAAAGCAATTTTCATATTATTAATTACTTTAATATTAGACATATCATCATTAATAACTATTCTATATATTTGATTCCTACTATAATCAATATTTTTATAATTAACATTAATTATAGCAAAATACCCGTTTATTCTATTTGTGTCTATTACATTATTTTCATTAGCTGTAGTTATATAAAGATCAGAAGCTTTAATAGTATGATCATTTATTCTATTATTTTCATTATCAAGAAAATCAACTAAATCTGTATCATCACAAGAAAAATATTTACTAAACGGAATTTTTATAGTAGCATTAACATGATATATAGATTCATCAAATTGATAAGGATTAGGATTTTCTTTATAAACAGTAACATCTTCTCGAATATTAGTATTTTCTGCAGTAGAAGTATTAATTACTGTCGTATATAAACCAACAGTAATATTTTTTACAGAATTAATAATTTCTTCTTCATCTATTTTATTTTCATTATAGCCAGCAATATATAATCTATTTTTATAATTAATAATATTTTTAACATTAAAATAATTATAATAAGTAGCAATTAATTCTTGACTACCATATTCTTCACAATTCTTTAAATTAAGAGTATAATAATTAATAGTATTTTTAACAATATCAATATCAAATGTTTTATAAGATTTAGTATAACTTTTACTTGAGCAAATAATACCTATTTGAAATATATTATAATTAACATCTAAATCTTTAATAGCTACTTTAAAAGTTTCATTACATATATCAGTAGTATCGCTAATATAATCAGAAAAACCAACACCATATCCGTCCCACGGTTTTCGACCGATAATTAAACTTGTTAATTGATCTATTTTAATTGTTTCATTTGTTTTTTCTGGAAAAGCATCTCTATTAAAAATATATCTAACTATATTATTTCTATTAATAACATCTATATAAATAGGATAACCAATAGGATACCATTGAGTATAATCTGTTTTATTTATTTTATAACGAATAAAAAGATAATACCAACCTTTATAAGCATTACCTTTGACATACTCAACATTACTTATAGCAGGAAGTTTAACTTCAGGAACAATACTTAATTTACTTTCTACTTGTCTTATATCTCCATTATCTTCAGCACCAGCTTTATCTGGATTACCTAAATTAATAGTTCTTAAAGGAACTAATTCATTATTGTTACAATCATATTCACTAAAAGCAATAATTAAATCATTTTCTACATTATAAGTAAAAGTACCAGTAAATTTACCACCATGATAAGATAATCCACTATATGCTAAATAAATATTTTCATCTTTATCAATAGTCTTTTCATTATATACGAATATATCTAATTTATTAATATTAGCTTCAACTTTATTATAATCTTGAACAAATAAAACTATACCAGTATTGATAGGAATAATACCTCTAATAAGAAAATTATTACGATAAATATTATGTATAGCAGTTTGTATTAAAGCATTTGTTATTATAGAATTTTCATTAGTAATACAACTTTCATCATGACTAATCTTAATATTACGAGCATCAACTAAAGAAAGATTATCACAATCTTTAGGGTGTTTATTAAGATTAAGTTTAGGAACTACACTCATAATAACTTTTATATTAATTATAAAATATTATATATTTTGATAGCTATTTTTAGCTCTATATTTAATCTTGATTTAACCTAATACAATTAATCACTTTCTAACATAAAATTCAACATAAAGCTAATTTTAGCTATTCTCGTTTATTTATTACCCTTTTGGATTAAAGGTGAAATTAAAGAATGCGTTACGCCATTGTTTATGAGCACCATCAATATCTTGTCCACGATTAATAACAGAACGTTTAGCTTCTTCTTTAAGTTGTAACCATGTATAATAAGGATTAGTACCATATTGAGAAGCACTAAGATTAAACACAGGGTGTTTATATCCACGGCATAACATTTTATACATGCAATAAAAACCAATAGCTTCTACAAGAATTGCATTATCTGGAATAACAGGAAATTCACAACCATAAACTTTACTACGTTCAGTTTTGATAGTATCATATTCAATAGTAATACAATCAGTATCAAAATCAAGTTCAATTTTATTACCATCTATTATAACGAAATTATGAGTACGATTAGTTGTTTTACCAACATAATTATACTCATTCACTCTATATCTACCAGGCCATTCTTTATCATTAAGAGTTTCAGCAAGAAGATAATCTGGAACTTTTGCAGGATTATCATTATGATAAATATCTGTTGTATTTACTGCATTAGAACTGCTCGTTTCACTCGCAGGTTCCCCCGTAGAGGAGCAACCATTACAGCTTCGTTCACTATTAGCTTCTTTCACTTCACAACCTTTATTATCATAAACTTTAATATTAGCATTAGCTATTGGGCAAGCACTAATTGCTATTCTCTCCTTTACGGGGAGTTGAACTTTAGCTCTTTCAGTATTTAATATATTAAGTTGTCCCATAACTTCTAAAGTCCAAACTCCAACTCTTGGAATCCAATCACTATTATCGGGATTAAAATCATTATCTATCTTAGCAATAATTCTTTCTATATTAGTTGTATCTTGTTTAATCATATCTCATAAAGTTTAAACATTTCTCTGGATACTTGTATAACAATATATTAAGTTTATATCGTATATCTAATTGTAAATTATAAATATCTTCAATAGTATTACAAACAGTGTCCGCTATTTGTTTATAACTCATACCTCTATACTTATTAGCAAGATATTCAGTATGTTCATATTGAAGAAATTTATCTTTAATCATTTTAGAATCTTTAAAACGAATAAGATATTCACCTTCTTTATTTTTAAAAACTCTATAATCTACACCATCATAAGGAATATTTCTAAACTTATACCAAGCTGCTTCATTTTCATCATAAAGTTTAATACCTTGAGCAAGTAATTCTTTTTTACGAGCAGCAGTAGCAGAATAATCAAGAACAGTTACAGTAGTACGATGTCTATTACTAAATTTCTTATATTTAATATAATAAGTGCCAATGCCATAACCAAACTTATAACCTTTACCTTCAAGAATACATTTATGAACTTTAGCATAATACGCATTAATAATAGCTCTATATTTACTTGAAAGAATAGTACTACGTTTATTAGCAAGTTCTATAAATTTATTATATTTATATTCTTGTCTTAAAGTATTACAATATTTAATAAGTTGAACAATAATAAATTTATTATCATCTTCATTAGCAACAGAAAATAATTTAATAATTTTATTATAAAGTAATTCAGAAGTATTATATTCTTTATTTATCCATTCAGTTTTATAATCATCTAAATTAATATTATATACTTCAATAAGTAATTGTTTATTATTATTAAGATAATTATAAAGTTCTTCTTTATTAATTACAATTTCTTCTAATTCATTTTTATACTTAACAATATCTGTTTTAGCACTATAAATAAATTGAAGATAATAATTTTTAAATTTTACATCAGGTATCATAATATCTTTATCATTATACTAAATTAACAGAAGAAATTTCAGCAGTATCACGTATAACATTAGTATTCCATGTTTCAAGTATAAGTTTCTTAATAGAACTAATCATATCTTCTGGTAGAAGAAATTCATCGTCATCACTTATAGAATCAATATTAAAAGATTTATCATTAGTTTCTACTTCAATAATATGAGGATATTCAAATACAGATTCTATAACGATAGCTCCTAAATTATTAAATTCAGAATCATTAATACAATTTATATAAATATATTCGTTTATATAATCGTATGTAACACTTTGGCATAAACCGGGAAGACTACCATAATATTTAGAAACAGATTCTTTAACAAAAGGAATAACGATAGAATTTTTAACTCCAGCAGTACGAACAGAATGGAAAGGAAGATTATTAGTTAGTCTAACAGGACGAGGAACTTTAACTTTTGTTCTCTTAATTTTAGGAATAGGAAGATCTCCACTTTGATAAATATCTCCATCAGGAACATCAACAAGACTAATTTTAAATCTTTGTTGTAGAACTTTATCTGTATAATTATGATTAGCATAACTATGACGTATAAGTTCATTACGAGCATGAATAATACCAAGTTTAATAGCACGTCTTACAGGAATACTATCTGCTTGTTTTACAGAATGAGCAATTTCAGAAATAAGTTGATTAATACTCGCCATACATTCACTATTTATATGATTATACATTTCAATATTATAACTGCGAGCAAATATAATATTAGTTGAAAAAGAACAAAGAAAAGTAATAAATTTTTTACATTAGGTATATAAACAACAAAAGCGGCAACATGTTTAGAAATACATATTGCCGCAACAACAAATCTAATATAAACTCAATTAGCTGTTTTAAAGTAATTCCAAGTTTTAGTACTACCAGAATCTTCATCTTTAAAATAAAAAGTAATAGCAGATTCAATAATTTTATTATCTAACTCATTCTTATTAATATTACGGAACCATTCAGAATATAATCTAATATAATCATGATATTGAGCATTAATAGCAACATAAACGTCCCATACAGTAATACTACTATTTATATTACGAACATATTTATCAAATACATTTTTAGCACAATCGTAATTATATATTTCTCCTTTACAAACTTTACCGTTATCAGCAGTATGATGCATAGTACTTACTTGCCATTTAGCATATTCTTCATCAAAATGAGCACCTTTAATAGATTCATGAAGTTTTCTCATAGATTTCCAAAATGTTTTATTATCTTGTTTTTCAACATAATCAAAAACATTATGTAAACTCATAATTCCATTATACAATTCAGTAGAAGAAACATTTGCTTCTTTATAACTATTTATAATATCTTTATATTTAGACATAAAATATTAATTTAAAATATTTTGTTTAAAAGTTTCAATATCATTATAATCAAATACAAGTTGTTTATCAAAAGAAGGAATATTAATTTTAATTGTTCCTCCTCCAATTTCTACACCACTAAACACATTAGGATATTTTTTAACTTGGGCAACAACTAAATTATCAATACTTTCGCTTAAAATACCTTCTATATCAACTTTACCATCTTTATCTTCAATAGCTTTTAATAATCCATCTAATTTACCAATATAATTATTAGCTACACGAGATACATAAGGTTTTATAATAAAAGAAAATGGATTGCTATCTAATACTTCATTAAGTTTTTCTCCAACAAAAGTAGATACTTTATCTACAATAACTTTTCTTTCTACCATAATATATTAATTTAAAGACTTAACAAATTCTGCATAAGTAAGATTAGGATTTAATTTAGCAGCTTCTTGGAATCTCTTAAAAACTTCAATATTTTTATTAGCTTCTTTAATAATTTCTTCTTTCTTTACTTTTATATTATTTAATTGTTTTTCCAGTAATTCTTTTCCTCGTGGAGAAGCAGCAACTTTATCTTTAACAGAATTAATTAATTCTTCTTGAATCATGAGTTGAAGTTCTCTTTCAATAGAAATATAAGTTTCATCTTTAGCTAAAAGTTCTTTTTGATCATTTGTCATAGAAGCAATTTCATTATTAATAGAATCCCAAATATTTATAGCATTATTAATGTTTTGTTGAGTAGGCTGTTTAGCTTGTATAAGCTGTTGTTTTACATTATTAAGTTTTTGAAGTTCTTGTTCAATAACAGAAATATATCCTTCAGGATTATTTTGAGCTATACTTAATAAAGGATCTGCTTGACCAAGATTAAATTGATATTGAGGTGTCATATTAATTTGTCGTTTGATTTGTTATATAAAATAAGAAGTAGGAGAATAGTCTCCTACTTCAATTAGAGTATTAAATTATGCTGCTGGAGCAGGAGTTGTAGACTGTATATGGCAAGGATTATAACTTGCATAACCTTCAATAACGGGAGTATTAGGAAGAACTACTTCACCACTTATCATACGACAAGTTCTACGCCATAAATTGAAATCAGCATGTTCAGCAACACGACGAATATCGCACTGAATCAAAGCGTCTTGATAAGGACGAGTAGCTTTCAAAACAGCAAGTTCTGTACGAAGTTCTCCAATTTCAGAAGACAATTCATCTTTGCTATCACGAGAATACTTATACAAATTAAATGCGTCTTCGTTATGTTTAGCATTAATAGCGTCAAAACCATTACGCATAGCAGAATAAATACTAAATAATTCAGCATTAAGAACATTTCTATCGTCTTGACGAGCTTTTTGAGCATCATATGCTTTCTGCCACATACCATTAACAAGTTCTACAAAATCAGCACATTGTTTACGTTCAAGATATTGCTCATTAGCAGCTATAGCAACTTCTCCAGCATTAGTACCACAATTTCTGCCAAATATTCCAAGAGGATTACAACCGTTGTTAAGCAAGGAAACAGCAAGACCACCAATACCAAGTCCGAGAGCAGTTCCAGCCAATCCTTTAGAAGCATATTCCTTCTTTGTATGTTCTTTTTCGTCCATTTGAACATAACCTTTTACATTTTCTTTATCTACAAGAACCATAAGATTAATAATTAAATTAGTTAATAAATAAGTTTGTAATCGATTACATTTACAAATAACAAAATTCATTTACAAAAAAAACGCATAATTACAATGCTATTTGTAACTATGCGTTTTTCAATTAATTAAGGTATAACTATATTCGTAATATATTATAAGCCTTGTTTATCTTTATACTTTTTAATACGAGCTAAAGTAGCTTTATCAAAATCTTTCTCACTCCAATTAAGTTCTTTAAAACCGTATTCTTTATGACCACGAGGAATTAATCCTAATTTAATATAATTATCAAAAGTACTTGGACTACAATGTAAAATACGTTCACATGCTTCACGTTTACTTATACGTTTAATACCTCTGTTTAACTTTGTTAGACTTGATATAATATCATCTAATTCATCATCACTATGATTACTATTACCAGCGTCGATATTATTTATTGCTTCTTCAAGTACTTTTCTTAATATCTTTAATTTTACGTTCATCACGATTATTTTTAATATGAATATATGTAGATATACAAATAAATAGCGCAGCAACAAAATGATAAACAATAAGTAATTGAATATCAGAAATAGGTATTCGATAATAAGCATCTAAATTAGCTATTAAAAGATTAATAATATTAGCAGTAATTATAAAACGATGCCATTTACAAAAACCAAAAACATAACTACAAACATATAAAAGAAAAGTAGTAGTTATAGAATTACCTATTATAAAATCTAATAGATAACTAATAATATAAATATCGCTAAAACAATATAATATATATTATTAAACAACATACCTATCATTTGTATGATAGGTATGTACTTTATCAGAACTATAAATAGTCTTTTCATTAACAATTATTTCTTTTTACCTCCATTACCATATTGAGGTCTATTAATAGGAGGATTTGGTTTCTTAGGTCCAGCACTACCTGTACCTCTATTAGGTCTACCCATAATAATATTAGATTAAGATAAAATACCAGCAGTTTTAAGATTAGCAATTAAAGAATTAACTGCCGTTTTAACATCTTCAATTGTATCTCCTGAAATTTCAGCAACAGTAGCTGCTTGTTTAACAAGACCGAGTTTTTCTTCTGTAGCAGCTTCATAAGTAGGGATTTCTTGAGAAGATTGTTCAGCTAATTGAAGAATAATATTAACTAATACATCTTTTTGTTCTTTTGCAAGAGGAACAGCTTGCATAGCCCAATTAAGTTTTGCAGCAATTTCTTTTGTATTCATAATTATATATTTAATTTAAAGTTTATCAATATGTTTATAACCGACTCCAAGTTTATCAAGTATAGGTTTAAGTAACCAACTATAAAAAACAGGAGAAAAAATAGCAGAATTAAGCAAAGTTATATAATCTTTATAACCAGAAAATATATAAGCAACAGTAATAAATATAATAGATATTATAAGAACAATACGTTTACTCCAAGTAGAAACTTTTTTATCTTTATTAATATAATCAATAAATTTAATTATAATGTAAGTTAGTATAACAATAGAAAAAATATAAGAGAAATTAAAATGATTAAGTATATCGCTAAAAACTATATTTGTAATATCCATAATATTATTTTAATTAATATATTGTTTATTATTGCTATCAACAATATTTATATCAATATAATTTTAAATATAATATCTTTATATTAAATAACAAAATTATAATTGTTTATTTTAATAGTTTCCTAAAAAGAAAAAATCTGACATAGCATTAATTAAACTTGTACTAAAAGTATTTCCATTTTTGATTATCTTAATATAATCTTTATTATCATTTGCGATTTTAAGATTAGCAAATGTAGAAAAAGATTGTCCAGACGATATAACATCTATAGCAGAAGAATCAAGATTATTAATAGATTCAACAAATTTTAAATTAATAACCATTTTTATATATTCAAAAACAGTAGGAATATACATTTTACATAATGATTGGTTATATCCATTATATATTGAAGGAAATGTTGATCTAAAACGTGAAACGGGCATAATTCTATCAATATTCATATATCTTGAAATAGACATAAGTATATTACTACCGTTATGTTCATTTATAGAACTTCTTGCTAAATCATTAATAATAGTTTGGTCAAAAATTTCAAATTGTATATATATTCCATTATAACCAATAATAGGAAAAGGTAAAAAACTTCTATATTCAGTATTAACAACTATACCTAATATCATAGAATTAAAATTATTATTGTAATATTCTAAAGGAAGAATTGTACCATCTTTTAGTAAATAATCTCCTGTTTTAAGATTATAATCCGTATGTAATTTACAAAAATGATTATCTGGATTACCAACAATTCTATAAGTTAACCCTGGTCTATTATAAATATAATATTCAAAATCTTCATTAGGAATTAATTTATATTGATTACTTCCAGTATCTTGAACATAGTTTAAACCATAAGCTGTAGCATTAGTAACTTGATTTCTATTAAATAAATATTGACCATGAAATTTAAAACTTAATTTATCAGTATTATTTGTAGCATAAGTACCATCTCCAATACCAAAACAATTTTTATCTTGTAAAAAATATAAATTAGTATTAGTAATAGTAGTAGTAGTAGTTTGTACAGCTACTTCTTGATAAACATTTTCTATAACTCCAGCAAAAGGTATTTGAGGTTTACTTATAAGACGTCCTTTACAAAATAACGCTCCTTTAGGGAAATTATTAGCTGTAGTATTAACTACAGCTAATTCGTCAGATACAAGATTTCTCTCGCTTAAAAAATTAGAAAAAGTTCCATAAACATTAAATCTTTTAGCCATACTATTATATTAATTAGAAAAAGTATTATAATACTTTTTATGATTTGTATTATAATACTTTTTATGATTTGTATTATAATACTTTTTATGATTTGTATGTATATTATACTTTATACTTCATGCCAAGCAAATGCTTCAATTATAGCTTGTTCAACAACTTCACTTATTTTAGCGTTAATACCTTCAATTTTAATACCATTATCACTTAAAGAAAGATAAGGTTCAGATGTTGGATCTATAATTAAATGAATATCTTTTCCTGTTACTTTAACACCATTAGTTCCTTGATAAACATCTATAAGACCGGTTACATCAAGATAAATAGCATCCTTACCAGCATCAGTATTAAAAGTAATAACAAGATAAGTACCCGGGTCATGAGATTCTGGATCTGTTACAAGCTCAACAGTATTAATCATACCGTCTTTAATAAATGCAGTAGCGTCAATACTTGCTATAATAGAAGAATCAAAACCTTCAAGATTAATCTTCTTAGTTTCAGTATTATAAGTAAGATTAAGATGACCTTCTACATTAATACCGTTTTTCTTAATAAAGTTTTGACCTGTAACATCTCTTAGAGCAGTTGTATCTTCAGCTTTAAGACCATTAGCCCCTAAACTAAGAGTAACATTTCCTTGAGTAGGATCAAGTTTAATACCAACAGTAGGTGTTTGTTCAGAACCACCTATTTCAATACCTTTATTAGCAGCAGCTACAACTCTTGTAACTTTACGTGTTAAATCATCACTTGTTGCTATAGAGTATTTAGTAAGATTAGAAATACTATCCCAATTATTTCCAGAATGAGTAGCTCTAAATTTTAAAATATGAGTATTATTATCTTCACCACTTACAATAGCGTTAATTAAATAAAAGGATGTATTAATCTTAGATACTCTTACATAATATTGCCCATATTGAGTTTTAGCAATAAATATTTTTTTACTATCAACAGCTTCCTTAAAATTAGCATGAGGTGTGAGAATAGTGGCAATAGTAGATACAGATTCGTTTGTAAGAGTTAAAATATCTCCAAGAAAATATATATTATCTAATCTTTCTAAATCTTCAGCAACAGCTAATTTTTGTGGAGTAATAGATTCAATACCTAAAGATTCAAGCCAATCATTATTATCATGTTTAATAACATATTTTGTAATTATAGGATTACCGCTGGAATTACTATTAATAGTTATAATAAATTTACCTTCTCCAACTACAGATCCTTCATGATTTATAGATCCAACAGTATAATAATTATCAACAATACATAATAGTAATTTATTGTTATTATAAGCATCTAAAAAATCACTATATTCTCCTAAAATATCTACAATGTCACTTTTAACAGAACTTTCAGATAAAGTACTTAAATCAGAAATTGTATAGATAGGAGATTCTCCAGCATTACCATCAACGCGAATCCAAGAAGAAATAGAAGTATAAGCGTCGGGATTAATAAGCATGAACAAAGCATTTTGTCCATTATAGTTAACAGGAACAACAAGACCTTTAAACAGCCAAACTTTACCATCACTATCAACCCATGTAGATTGTTGAGTTAATTCTTCATAAGTAATATACGTTTGTCTTGCGTCAAGTGGTGCTTGTTTTTTTACTTCAAGACTCGCACTAAAATTAAATGTGCCTCTTTCTCTTGCCATATTATTAACTCCTTTCTATTATTTACTAAATGTAATATTAAATGTACTTTCTCCATTAAATCCAGCGTCATTACGAGTATAAACTGCATACTCAACTTGTTTACCTTGAACTTCAATATTTTCAGTTGTCTTAGTAAATTTATCTGTACCATAATTTTCGTATTTGCCAGACAAAGTATTAAGAAGTTCAACTTTAGTTAAAGTATATTTTACAGGAAGTTTAAAAGTATGTTTGTTAGGACCTTCAGCTTTAAATTTAACAGCACTAAGAGTATTAGAAGTAGTAAGTGCTAATTTAGCAAAAGCTTCATTATTATCTTTATTAGTGAAATAAGGATATACACCATTAATAGTTACAGCAGCACTATCAACTGTTCCTGCAGGAAGAGGAGTTTGATAGTTATTACCTTTACTATCTAAAGGTTGAGGACCTTGAGCATAAGCTGCTCTATATTTATAAATTATACTACCTTCAGGAATTTCTGTAGGAAACTTTTTGCTAGCAGGAGCATTATTTATATAAATAAATGATTCATTAGATTTCAAATCACCACCTCTATTTTGTTTTTTAACTCCAGCTATTTTAATAGCACCGGGATTATATCCTGTATTAAAACTTGCAGCAACAGGAACAGAAGCACCTGTAGTACCAACTTCTTGAATTGTAGGAGTAGTAGAAGTACTCTTCAAACTTAAAGAAGCAGTAGGATTCTCAAATGTAGGATTAACAGTAGGAAATATAAGTTCATCAAAAAGCTGAGAAAAAGTTTTATTTTTAAGTTGAGCTACAGTTGTTCCAGCAGGAATACCTCCAAGAGCATTAACAGTAGCAATATCGTCAGCTAAAGCAGATTTATATTTAAGTATTTCAGCTAAATCGACAGTTTTACTTGAACCGTCAACCATAGTAATTTTAAGAGTAGTTCCTTCAATACTAATAGCGCTTACACCACCAGAATAAGAAGTACCATTAACTAAAAGCTCGTGAGTATCAGTAGCAAAATAAAGTTTATCTAAATGATCAGCAGCAGGTTTATAACTTGCTTTGAGACCACTAAACAATATACCTGTAAATTCGGTAAGAATTTTAGTTTGCAAATCGTTATATTTCATTACTTTTATATTTTAAATGATGATTAATAATTTAATGCCAATTAATAATCTTTTTAATTATTGAAGTAACTGCTTTATTGGCAACAGCATTGTTAGAAGTATCATCAAGAACAACATCTACTTTTAAAAATATCTGTTCTTGTATAGAAGAAACTTGTTTCCATTTATAATATTCGTCAACTCGTAAAAAATATTGATATTTAGAAATTTTATCTTTTCCAAAATACATATACTCGATAGCAACACTTAATCCATCAATACCAGCAATAACAACATTAAGAATCGAAGTTCCTGTAACAATAATATTTTTACTTAAAACAGCATTTTTTAAATTTAAATAATCTCCTAAAACTATTTCAAGACCTTCAGGATTAGTATTAATATTTACATTTTCAATATTACCCGGAATACGATAAAAACCATTAGTAGAAATAACGCTATACAATTTTTGCCAATATTCTTCATTAGTAATATCAGTACCATTTGGAACTTGTTTACGAGATATATAATTATAAGAACCATCAGTAACTAAACAAAGTTTATCATAATCCTTTCTAATATCCCATACACCATCACAACTAATACTTACTTTTCCTATATTCTTCTCATTAGTAATCATATCATTTATCTTTAATAATTAAATCTTCATCTTTTAGTACAAATTCTTTAGTATCAGAATCTTCAATAACTTGTAAATATCCGCTATCAACGTTAACATCTACTTTAGGAATATTATTTTCACAACTTACTCTTGCTTTAAGATAATTATTATCCAAATAAACAAAAACATCTTGTTGAACATAATCATCTCCAGTATAGAGTTTGTCAATTTGAGAAGTAATATATTTTATTAGTAAACCAGCTTCTTTATCTTTTTTTAATGCCTTACAAGCTATTGCAGATTGAAAAGTATTCCAACAATCAATTATAATTTTATTATTACCTTTACAAGTAGCAGAACAATCATTAATTATTTCTCTACCTATATTAGACATTAAAATAAGTAATTTATGATATATGCAAATATAATCTTGTGGAATAGTCAAATAAACATAATTAACTTCACTCATACACAATTTATATTTAAACTATTAATAATATTAGCAAGATTATTTAATTGTTCTTCGGTAAATAATTGACTATTTTCTATACAATGTATTAAAACAGGAATAATCATATTCTTTGTTTCACAACATTGATTTTGAACAAAACCAATATTCATCAAAGCAATACGATTAACTCTATTATTAATATCTCTTATAATTAAATAATTATCTGACATAAGTATGACACTGTTTCATAACAATAGAAATATATCCGTCAATTTTTATATTAATTTTATTATTTATATTATATAATTTTTCTTCTTTAGAAAATTCATCATTATATATAATTTCAACAACATCTTCACTTATTTCTGTTTTCCATTCAGGTTTTATATAACCGCATATTTTATATAAAAACATTAAATTATATAGCCTATAATAATTAGATTCTACAATATAATGAATATTTTCAATAATATTTTCTTTATTATTATCTATATTATTAATTACAACAACAGAAATAGCGTGACGAATAATAGAATTAGCGAATGTTTTAAAAGAATTTTTAATAGCATAATCTCGTTTTTCTTCAGCATCGTTAAGAATATCTTTAGTGATATAATCTAAAAACGAATTTAATTTACGAAAACATTCAGTAACTTCTTTATTAATTTTAACGGCATTAGATTCCTTTTTAGTATCAATTACCTTAATTATAATAAGATAAATAAGAACAATAACACCAGGAGTTATTCCTAAACGTAAACTTTCTAACAATTCTCCCATACTTTATAAGAAAACTATCGTTAAGCTATTTAATAGCAATAACGATAGTTTTTATTTTAAAAGTTTAACCTGCAAGTGCTTTACAAACAGTTTCAAAAGCAGTAATTTGTGTAGCACCAGTTGGAAATACAACTTGTACAATTTGATTAACAACTTCATCTCTTGTCTTAACATCTCGAGGTTCAGCAAAAGACAGAGTAAAAATAGTAAATCCTTTATCAGCAGCTTCTGAAACTTCAAGAGGATTAAGAGGATAATGAGGTCTCATTAATTCTCCAGCTTCTTGATATGTATATTCAAATCCAGCGTCAGCTGCGGCTTTATTTGCTAAATCAATAATATACTGAGCATCTCCATAAGCAGCTTCTCCTTTCTGAGTAGAAGTAGCAACAAGACCAGTGAGTAAATCAGCAGGAATTACTTCATAATCCATACCTACAACTTGCCCATCAATAGTCAATGTTGCGTCAGAAACAGTAGCTACAACTTTAGAGCCAACAGTATTATTATTAATAGCTTTAGCCAAAGCCTCTGCAAGCTCATTAGCAGTCTTATTTACATCTTTAATATAAACAGAAGCAGTCCATTTATTACGTTGATTAAATCCGACACCCTTTAGAGCAACAATAATTGAATATTCACCAATCGTAGTAGGAGCAGGAATAGTAAATACTTGTTTAAATACTTTACCTGCTTGATAAACTCCTTTTACATAAGAAAATTTATTTTTATGAATAGGAATTACAACATGACCTCCTTTATTAACAGGACGATTAACAATCAGCATGCAATCTTTAGTAATCTCTGTACCAGTAGCAGTAGGAGAAATAGTCTTATCGGATTTTCTAAAATAAAAACCAATTGCCCCATCAACTACATCATTATTGCTCAAAGCAGTAGTAGGATAATCAACGTTTTTACCTAAAAGAAATTGTCGCATAACTCTATAACTATTTTAATAAATTAAGAAAATCGTTTAATTTTTTTGTTGAGACATCGTTGGACTAATAGAAGCAATATACTTTTTAACAGCCAACTGAACTATTTCCTCATGAAGATATTCTGGTAAATCACAATCAACACCTTCATTTTTACCTTCAACATTATATTTAACAATCTTAGGATTGTCAATATAGCAAATCTTTATTCCATCAATAACCTTTTTGTCATCACTCTCAGTCTGACCTGTCATAACTTTGATTACAGTAAGATAATTTTCAGCTACTTCTGTAAACATTGTTACAATAGGTTCGTTAATTGTAGGTCGAGTACAATAATCAGTTAAAGCATCAGAAAGTCTATCAGGTTCTATTAGTCTACAATGTACATCTTTTTTGCCATCTTTGTAATCAATATAAAAATCAGTATATAATAAAACATTATGGAAATCAACAATAAGTTCAAAAGGATTATTATTAAAATAATCACTTTCTGTAATATTAGTATGATCAACTCTATAAAGAGTTCTCAAAGCATTAATTGGAGTAATAGAAGCAGCTTGTGGTAATATTCCAACTTGAAGTGAATTAGCAACATTTTTACTAATTATATTTCTAACAGTTTCATTAATTGCTGCATTCAGATATACGTCTATAGACTCTGGAAGAATACCTCTAACAAGTTGTAAACCCATTACTTGTCCAAACGTTCTAAACTTATTGTGCATTTCCTGTATAGTCATATCAAATAAGATTTAATTTATGATTATAAGCAGCTACCATAGAAGCATTTTTTGGATCTTTAAACCAAGCAATAGCTTCTCCAGTATTAGCACCTATTAATTCTCCATCAGTAGTAGTAATATTTTGACTATATTGAGAACGAACTAACTCTCCACGGGCAATAAGTTTTTCAATAACAGCCATAAGTTTAATATCCTTATTATATACTATTTTGTTGAATTTAACAGGTTCATTAGAACTAAATTTATCCAAATCAATTTCCTTATCAAGTTGTGGTCTATTCAAATAGGTAAGAACAGGTAAAGAATTAAGAACACAATATTGAATATAAACAGCTTCAAATAAAACACTATCGGCTATACAAGCAACATAATTAGATTTTGCTTTATTAACTTCAAGTCTATATTTGCGAAGTTTATCAGCTTCTTTCTTATCATCTTTAAAATAAAAACGTATAGAAGTATCAGAATTAATAATAGATATATCTTTTGCTACACTATGATACAACAAACAGTGTCTATACATAAGATAATCTTCTACATTAATAGGATAACCAACTTTATGTTTTTGAGATTCAAGAAGATTAAGAGCATTAACTTTAGCTTTAATAGCTGCTTTAATTTCAACATCTCCTCTACGTGGAGCTTTTTGATAAGTCTCTTCGATAGCCTCTTCTTTAGCTTTAAATTTATAATAATCTTTTTTATGATAATAATAAAAACTAATATCAAACGTTTTTCCTAATTCATCAACAGGAATACGAATATTATTAAGATATTGTTTTACTCTTAACATAAAAGAAGGATCATTAGTAGAAAGACCAACAAGATTTGGAAAATATGCGTTGACTTCTTCTTGATTAGCTGAAATAACCTTAGACGAATTAAAACAACTTCCAATATAATCAATACGTTTAGGAAGTACTTTATCATTTACTTTACGATATAGCGAAGTATTTTTAACAAGCATAATCGTTATAGAACGAACATCAGTATAAGGTTGATTTTCACTTAAATCTTCTCTGTCAGCACCTTTTTCTATATCAATCTTAGAAGTAGTAGGTTGTTGAATAGTATTAACTACCTCTACGGGGGATTGAACAGAATCTTTTTCTGTCTGTTTATTTATTTCGGTATTTGGTTTATTAAATCCAAATGTCATACCACTGTCAGAACTATTTTGCATACGAATTAAATTTATAAATTAAGATTACAATTCACACTTAATAAGGAACATCTTGGTAGAATTATTAACTTGAAGACCAAGAGAAGACATAATTTCATATCTACTCATGTCTATTTCAGTAGAAATATAATTACTATCAGGAACTCCCCAAGAAGCAGGAATATCACTCATACCTTTAAACACTTTAGCTTTATAGATTTGCCCTTTACGACGAACAATACGAACATTACGTTCTCCATCATAAGAACTGAAATCAATAAAACATGCTTGATGAGAAGTAATAGGAAGACCTGTGCGAGGATGAATTTCACCATTCTGTTTAGCAGCTTCTGCAATAGTTCCTTTATCGAAGAAAGAACAATGTTTAACTGTAACAGTATGACCTTCAACAGTTTTATATTTACGGAAATAAGCACCATATTCAAGACCACCGCTCATTGTACCAATTTCTTTATCTCCAAGAGGGGTCAAGAAACCGTTTCGTTTAGCGTCCATTTTCATAGCGTCATCGAAATCTTCAATAAAGCCTTTACCCCCCATAAGAACAATATCCATAGTTCCACTATCAGTATCTCGATCAAGCACGTCGCCAACAATACGTTTAATCTTATTAAGAGTTAAAAATTCTCCATAAGTATCATAATTAGATTCACGACAAATCTCAAGCATACCAGAAGTATGAGGAATAGGTTTACCATTATCACGATCTTTAAGAGCAATTTCTCCATTCATATTACGGTTATATTCAGCAAGCCAAAGACGTTCCTCATTCATAACACGCATATGAATATGGAATTGACGCATCTCTTCATTAATCCAAAGACGATTAGTAGTGCCATTATTGTCTTTAAATTCATATTCAGTAACAGTATTTGCCAAATTACCAGCAATTTCTTTAGAATAACGATGGAACTCAAGTTGAGAAGTCATTTTACCTGGCCCCATAGAATTGCTTCTATTACCTTTAGAATATGATTCAGAAACAGTAGGAGCAGCCAAACTCCAATACTTACCAACAGCAAGCAATTCGTCAGAAATATAAGCATTAGGATCTGGATTAGTCAGCTTAATAAGATAAGCATATCCATAAGGAGATTCTCCGAGATCTTTTTGAATACGAACTTGAGTACGACCATCAGGTCCAATTAAACCATATTGTTCAATAAACCAATGAGTACTTGTATGAATTTCAACTTCAGCACCACCAAGACCCGGTTTTTTATCAGCAGGAATATCACAGTGTGTAATAAAATCTGTAAATTTCATACGACCCATAGTATTCCAAGTCCATTGAACAGTAGGAACATCAACTGTACCAGCTCGTCCTTGACCTTCAGTCATAAATGTCAAAGGAAAACGGTCGTCGTCCATACCATAATTATAAGTAATAAATCCATTTATTTCAGCAGGTTTTTGTAGCTGAAGATAAGAGATACTATCTTCATTAGAATATCCTCTATCATCATACTTTCCCTGCGAAAGTACACGCATTTTGTAAAACATAACTAAATTCTTTTTAAAATAATATTAATAACTAAAATTAATATCTTTCTTTTGATTATTATTAGTAGGCTTAGTTATTCTATAAGAAGTAGACTTTTCTTTAGCTTTAAAACGAAGTTTATTTACAGTAGCTTTATTGATAGCCATATCTACAAGATTAGAATAATTTCCACCAACAAATTTAAGATAAGCACGAAGAATTTCATCATCTCTACGACTTTCAGGAGTTTCTTGTAACAAATCTTTTACATAAGCAGATTGTCCATTTTCATCAACTCGATAAATATAATTAAAAAAGTCTTCTGGAGAAGCAGATATTTTCTCACCATTACGACTAATAATAATATTTTCGGGAATTTGATAGCCGGCAATATTACGATTTTTAATTACATCATGCACACCATTCCAATATTTTTCAGTGTCAGCAATCCGTTTATCTTCAACTTCTTTAGCTCGTTTTTCCATTTCTTCTTTATAAGCTCTATCAGATTCTTGTAAACCTTCAAGCTCTTCTTTTGCAATAGCGGCTAAAGTACCGTTAGATTTAAGATACGCAATATAGTTATCTACATTACCTTTTCTTCCTTGTTCACTCCAAGCAGTTCTAATAATATATTCTTGTTGTGCTTCATTAGTATCATCAATTGTAATTCCGCTTCTATCAGGAACTTCTCCAAATCCTTCAAGAGAATTACCATTAGCAATATAATAATTTAGTACATCGTTTAAAATAGGATAACGTTGATATAATGTGTTGATAGCAGTTTCGTAATGCTCTTCTTTAGCAGCTTCTATGACTGCATTCATATAAGATTTAATTCCATCTACTGTATTTTCAAATTCAACAGGTTTATCATTTTCATCTGTAACAGTAATTCCTATAGCATTTTGAATACTTTGAATATTTAATTCTTCAGTATCATCATCAACTTTATCAAGTCCTTCAAGAAAAGACTTAACATCTTTAGCTTCTTTAAATATATTTCCGGAAGTATCTACAAGATTACCTTTATCGTCTACAGTATAAGAATTATTTCCAATTTCTACAACATCTCCTTGTGATAATTCGGAATCATCATTGTTGGTACTTTTATTGTCACCACCATCATTTCCTTTGTCATTACCTTTGTCATCATCATTATTATTTCCTTTGTCATTATTATTGTTACTATTATCTCCATTATTAACATCATCAAGATTAGTAGTATCGTCATCTGGAGCTACAGTTTGATTAGTAATATTAGTAACATCATTTCTTGTGTTATTCACATCGCCAGCACCGTTATTATTACCGGTTTGCGCTTGGCTATCACCAAAACTAAAATCCATAATAGTTATTATTTTGTTATAGTTTACTATCACGAATATAAGCACAAACTATATCATAAACAATATTTATTTCAAAAACAAGAACAGTATAATCGTCAGTAACTACAATATTATTTATACTGCTTATGTTATATAAGCTATTTTTGAAGCTATTTTTAGCTTGATTTTTATTTACATTGAACATTCGGTAACATTGAAAAAGAAAGCCTAAATTATAGCTAAAAACAGCTATTTAGGAATATAATTTGCCCTATTCCAATATATCGTTTTTGATATATCAAAATAGGGCAACAACATAACTAACTATATCAATAACTTACTTTTTATTCTTAGATTTACCTTTAAAATCATATCTATTTTTATTCTCTTTAGCAATCTTATATTTAGTATCAATATCGTGCATTTTAACTTGTCTATCTCGTTCTTTATTGACCATATCTAACAAAGTTTTTTGTCTATCTAAAGCTACGTTGTCTTGTTCAACTCTTGAACGAGCTTCATTAAGTCTATCAATACCAGCTTCTTTGTTAGCATCACTAACTTCAGCATTATAACTAATCATATTAGCATCAGCACGAATAAGTTCAATTTGTTGATCAATATAACCTTCAAGTTGTTTAGTTTTTCTATCTTCTTCTCCTTTAGCTGCAATCTTTCTAAGTTCAAATTCTTGACGCATTTGTTCAGTTTGTTGTTCCATTTGTTTAAGTTGTTGTTCATGAGCGTCTTTTTCTTCTTGAAACTTCTTAATAAGTTTACTAATAGCAGCAACATTATCTCCAGTAATAGCAGCAATCGCCATCATACTATCTCCATTTTGAGAAGCATTAAATGCAAATTGTTTAAGCTGATTAAGTTTTTCTTGTTCTTTAGTAGAATTTTTAGCTTTAATAACATAATCAGCATATATATGCTTATCTACATCAAGGCTAATATACTTTAATTTACCATCTGCTGAATCTCTATATGCAGTATCGAGACCATCAATCCATGCAAGTTTAGAATAATCCATATCTCGATTATAATCATAACTACGAAGATTATCCATCATAAATTCTATAATAACACTACCCATACTACCTCTAATAATAGCTTCTTCAGTAGACGCTTTTCCAGCATAATTACCAATTTCACCATAACGTTGAGGAGTCATATCAACTTGCATATTAGCAGTTTGTTGAATTTCGTTAAGTAAAGAACTTAATTGAGCAATATAATCTCCAAAAGAAGCAGTAAGCATACGAACTTGTTGTGCTCTAAGCATACCTTGATCATTTTCATCATCGATATACAAAATACCATCAGCAAGCATTCGATAAATAGTTTCTTCAGGATATTTACCTAATAAAGATTTAGCTATCATAAGAATATTAAGTTTATTTTTAGCAATAACCATTTCTCTATGATAAGCTACAATATTATAAAATACTTGAAAAGGAGTAACTATATCTACAATACTAAACTTTCCAAAACCCGGAAGAACTTCATTAATACCATTATAAGGTAATTTTCCATTACGATTATAAGCTATAGCTCTTGCTCCATAAGGATAAATAGCATCATGTCTTCCACCAATACGAACACTTTCATAAACTTGTGGTTCATACACATATTCTAATGAAATATCCCCCGTAGAGACATTAAGTACATAATCATCATTCTCAACTCTACTATCTATTAAACCAGCTTCATTAACAAACGTTACAATAGCTCGTCTAACTTCACCTCTCCAAACTACATGCCAAACATCATATAAATCCATATTATAATCTCTTTGCATATTAGGAGATCGTCTAAATAATTCTCTATCAGCTATACTATATTTTTGACAAACATCTGGAAAGTAACTTTCATAAGTTGAAAAAACTAAATCTTTAGTATTAGCTGGAGAATGTTTAGCATAATAAGTATTAAGAAAATCTCGTTGTTTATCATCAAGATAATCATCAAATTCATCAATAATTTGTTGATAAGACATTTTACGTTTACAAGCAAACATATCATCATTTTCTCTAAAAGGACTATCTGTATTAATAGGATAAGCGTCTTTTGGAGAAACATTTCGTTTAACTAATTTTGTACCAACAACATCAGCATAAGTATAACATTCGCCAAAACTTACAAAATCAAAATACGCTCTTGCGTAAAATATTTCATCATCAGTAATATCTCGAATTACATTAAGAATCTCTTGACCTTGTGCAGATATATCATCTACATAATTCTCATTAAATTCTTTTGTAAAAGCTTCAACATCAATAGAATCTTGAGGATTAAATTGTTGAGGATCATTACCTCCATTAACCCATTCTTGATAACTTTGCTGAATACGAGCAGCAATACGTTGTTGAACAAGTAAAGATAATTCTTGCCTAAGTTTACGATTACGTGCAAGCATTACTTCTGGATTATTAGCTCCAACAATAAAATCATGAGGATTTTTAATATATTCACTAACATATCTTCTTATAATACCTTTCATTAAATCATAATTACGCATAGTAGCAGGAAAACGTTTAAATTTTTCTTGAGTAGCATTATAAGGATTTAATATCTTTTTATAAAATTCATCAGGAATATTACCATTAAGAATAGCATATTTTATTTCTATTTCTGAATTATCGCCTCTATTAGCAATACCTTGAGCTATAATCCAATCACAACAATTAGCTGCCCAAGCAGCATCTTTTTTATCACTTGGAATACGTTGTAAAGGAAAATCAAATTCTTGTACATTACTTCTCATATAATTATATTATTAATTAAAACCACGGTCTTGATAATATATTACTATCATAATCATCAATATTTTCACTATTAAGTTGCTTTCGATTACTAAGTTCATCTTGCGCTTTAAGATTCATAGCTTTCCATTCAATTCCTCTAAGAAGCATAGAAGAAACACGGTCATAATTACCTTTAACACTCCATTTCTTTAATTCAAGAATAGTTTGATAATCATATATTCTATGAAAATTTCTTAAAGTATTTCCAAATTCATCTTTACCAATTTCTTCATAAAGAAATTCTTTAGTAAGACGAATACAATCTAACTTATGTTGTTCACCAGAAATATTATAACCATAAGTAGTATTAATTTTTCCTTTAAAAGTAGGATCAAAAACTTCTAATGGTTCACAAGATAAATATTTTAAAGCATTCCATTTACGAAAATTAGAAACAGTTTCACCTCGGTTTACTTCGACATTAGTTGTTCCAATACAATTATAATATTTAGCTAAAAGATAACAAATTCTATCAGCTTCTTCAAGAGTATCAGGACGACCATAATAAGTACAAACAAGTTTTTGTTTAAAACCATTAAGATAATGAGGATTTTGCCAAACCATAATACTATTATGAGAATGTTTCATAGTAACTTCATCTTTATTTTTATTAACACCTACAGGGTCATAATTAATACTATATAAACCTACAGGTATTTCTTTTATTACTGCTCCATCGGCTCTTTTAGTTTCAACATATTCTGGAGTAAACCAACGTCTAACACAACCATGAGGATCCTCATGTCCTCGTCTTGGAACGCCTACAATATAATCGTAAGTTTTCTTATTTTCAGAATGTAATTTAGCATTACTTTTAAATATAACTTTACCTTTTTCGTCAATTTCAAGATTACCGTCTACATAAAAATGTAAATCAGTATCTATTCTAAGTCTATCTTCCCAAGCAGTTAATTCTTCTGAACTAAATATATTTTCAGAAGCACTACTGAACGATTCAGCAGGAAAATTAGCATATTGGCCAAGATAATTAATATAATCAGAATATTTCTTTACACTATTTTTCTTTTCAATTCTTTCTCGACGAGATATTTCAAGACCAACAAGAATATTGCTATTACCGTCTTTATCTATACCTTTAACACCGTCTATTTCTCCTTGCAAACCCCAACAATATGCTTTAAAGAAACCACAAGTTTCATTACGACAATCTTTATCCCAAACATTTTCAAAAGGCATAAAATTAAAACCTTTAACATTATAAAAATTTTGTTCAAACATTTGCATATTACCAGAAGTAGCAGTTCCCCAAGCACATAACATACCAGTAGTATAAGCACCTGTTCTCATTGCAGGTTCAGTAACATTCATAAAATCATCAAAATTTTCCATTGTAGAAACTTCCTCTACTTTAACTTTAATAGCATCTTTACCAATAGCACAATCTGGATTATTAGCTGCGCTTACACTAATAAGAGCAGAACGCCAAGATTTATCAGCTTCAACACCATTTGGAAGTTTATATCCTAAGCGAAAATCAGACTTAACAGTACTAAGTATTCCACGAACAAAAGGAGTATTTTCTTCATAAAACTTTAAATCATTAACAGCAAAATCCGTAAGACCACCTGTTTGAGTAAGATATTTTTTATCAACAGCAACATGAATAACTACTTTACGAGATTCACAATTAACAGCATTAGCGCTATCAGCAGCCATAATATAAGAAAATCCACCACGACGAGTTTTATCAATCAATAAATGAAAACCATTTTTTTCAGCAAATTCAAGTATATTAAAAATCCACCATTGACTATCAATAAATAAAGGTCTTGCATATTTCTTTTTAGCAGTTGACTTCATACCATTAACAACAGTAGATTCATCAAGCTGTTCAATTCTACAATAATTAAGAAAATTATAATGACTGCCAGTAATATGAATATTTTTAATTTCCCCATTAGCTAATTTAAGACAAGGAGCATCAAAACCATATTTACGTCTATATTGTTCTCTACGTCTAAATTGTCTATGAGGAATAGAATCTTCTTTATAAGCTGTATATTTTCTATTATTATCAAAATAAATTCCTACTTCTTGAAGTAATTCTGTATTAATAAATTTAGCAGTAGGATCAATATTCATTAAAAACCCACCGCTATCGCCAACAAGAAAATAATCATAAGGATCGTAAAAGCCACATTCTGAAGCCTTTTTATATTTCTTTTCTTTGTCAATTTCATTAATATAGTCCAAAAAAGGATAACTTTCCATAATAAACTATTTTATTAAAATAGTCACTATAGTAACAACTACAGCAACTCCAGCAATTCCACCAAATATTTTAGATTTAATTTTTTCTCTTTCTAAATCTTTTTTTATAGTTTCATTTAATTGAGCATTTGCAAGAAGTCTTTTTTGAAAATCATTAATAACATTTTCTTGTTCAAGAATATATTTATCTTTAAGAGTAATTATAGAATCTTGTTCTACAATAATCTTTTTAAAATATTTTCTTTCAATCATTTTAATATTAGCTTTACGGAGTAATTCAATAGGAATAGTAATTTTAACAGTGTCTGACTTCCATTCAATCCCCCGTAGAGAAGTATCATATTTATCACTCGCTAACAAGCTCATAAAACTGTTTAACAACATTACTATCG